TCTCACCTACATGTATTTATTACATACATTCAAACTTATATTGTAATATTATTCTATAAAGAAAATCTTTCATATAAGAAAGTCTTGCTTGTTCGTCGGGATGACCACCAGGCCATTTTTCATAATGAAACTTGACGGAGTTATACAGAAGATGAACATCGGCAATATCTAAATCCATTTCTACATAAGGAGAATCTTCTTCCATTATCCTAATCCCGAACTAAAACGCATAAACTCGATACTATTTTTAATTTGGTATGTTCGATTCCCAATTTGTTTAAGAATCTCTTCTATGTATCTCAACATTACATCATAATATTCTATCTTCATTGATACTGTAGATAATCTTTCATCAGCATCAAGATACTTTGTCATGGTATCTTTATCTCGAATTTTTTTAGGAAACGGGTCTTTGATATACACATCAGGGTCTGCTTTACCTGAATAGTATTCATACCTTTCATGACGGATATTTTTCTTTTGTTGTTCTGCTTTCTTCCTTAATAACATAAGATTATTAAAGATATCATAATATTTTGCATGAAGAACAGGAATGTTTAATGACTCAGTGTGAAGATTATCAATATCAATCTTTGAATCTTTTTCCCACATTTCCTGTAGTGTAGGAAGATCAATCATTTAGCAACATTCAACATCAGTTATATTGTAGATAGAATACTTGAAAGTGACATCGGCTGTCAAGTATTCAACATCGGTTCCAGTCGCATCAAACTGAATATCAGATAAACTTGTTGGAAATAGATCTTTAAATTTTATACTAAAAATTGGTCTATTGATTCCATTAAGAATAGTCAACGTTCCATCAGAATATAAATTAATCTCACTTCTGTCATCTTTTCTTACTGGACCTTCCTCTTGAAAATCATAAATCTGTTCAAGGCTTTCGGGGAAACCAATGCCTCTCAACCAATGTTGAATTTCCATATAGTTCTCAAGACCCTGGTCAATGAGAAATCTAATTCTTAAATCATTGAATTCTAAAATTTCTCCAGGTCTGGGAATATATTTAAGATATGATGGTTGACTAGCAACTCCCATGGTCATACCAGGAACATTGATTGCATTACCAAAGAAACCTAAGTGTGGAGCTCTGTTTACAATAAAACTAAACCCAGTTGCCTGTAGAAAGTTTCTATCAGTAATTTGTGAACTAAGGGGTTGTGCCATTTATTAATTACCTTCAATCGTAACGTGACCGTCAACATCAATCGACACACCGCCATCAGTTGTGGAGGTGTTCTCAATTCGGTTTACTTTGATTGTGCTCATGATGCACCTCCTTCAAGTGCGGTAAGACGGGCTTCAAGGGTTTCGATCTTGGCGATGGCTTCCTGCAGTGCCTTAGTTAGCGGTGCAATGAACTGGTCATAGCGTAGAGCCTGCCCACTGCTTGGGTCATCCTTATCGGTGAGCACCCAGCCGCCAAAGTCAACACCAGCAGCGTCAACAGCCTGCTTTACTTCTTGAGCGATGAAGCCCCAGTGAGTGCGGGTGCCAGGGACTGGTTCGTAGATGCAATTACCATCCTCATCACGCTCGCCAGTGTCAACTTTGCCACCTTCTACCCATTTGTAGGAGACAGGACGAAGCGACTTGATAAACTCACTCCCTAATGTTGCGCCTGCAATGTCTGTTTTAGCTCTTTGGTCTGAAGTTTGAATAGTTCCATTGGCAGCCCAAATAGCACTAAAGCGATTGGATGATCCACCTGCAGCAACAGCGTTATCAGTTGACGGTGCGATAAATGGAAGGTTGAACCACAACACTGCACCATCCTGCCTAATTCTCATCCGCTCCGTCGGGCTGCTTGCTCCGTCGGCGGTGGTGGAGAACTTTAAGTAAGTTGGGCAATCTGAAGGTGTGTTCCAGCTTCCATCTGATACAGCCGCAATACTTGCACCCCAACCACCGCTTAAATCTTCAAAATTAATAACACCTAATCCTTGAAGTCCACTAGCAGGGTTAGTGTTACCACGTCGTAGAGTTACCACTGCATCCGCTCCGCTTGACCCTGCTCCGCCTTGAACAATCAACAATCCAGAGCCAGAGCCGGAAGACGTGCCAACTAACAACCTGCCGGAGCTGTCGATGCGAGCACGTTCATTACCTGCTGTTTCAAATGAAAAACTGTTGTTGTCGTGATCAAACTGAAGAATACCGCCAATACCGCCGTTAGTATCTTCGTATGTAATTTGAGTAGCGGTTGTACCGTCTGTACCAGTCGCTTTAAAGGTGAGACCTTCGTCATCAACATGTGCGATTACCAACTTGTCGCCAACTGTCGCAGTCCCGATGCCGATATTGCCACTTGAAGATATACGAAGTTTTTCTAATGAGTCTGTAGATAATATTAAGTCTGTAGTACCACCTAATTCTAAATTTCCACTACCACTTTCCTTTATGAAACCATATTGACTCCCACCATTCATGAGACTTACCTGACCAGCAGAAGTTATAAGAAGTCTCTGTTGATCATTTGTGGCAAATTTTAAATCAGTATTATCAACGTTCCATACCTGAGCTGATCCATCTATCATTTGTTGGACATCAAAACCAGTATTACTTCCATACTGTAATCTTAAACTTGCAGGTATATTATCATTAAAAACTTGTAATTGATATGTTGGATTATCTGTTCCGATACCAACATTACCACTAGTAACGTGCAAACCATTACGACCAGTGATAATACCAATAGAATCTACACTAGTTACATCTTCATAAGTGACTGTTCCTGCAATGGATACAGTGTCATTTACCCCACCAATGTTAATTACATTACCACTACGGGGATTAATATTATTAGTGAGAATATTTGACATCGATCAAAAATACTTTTCTTCTATTTATCAAGACATAAAAAAAGAGACCCTTGCGGATCTCTCGTAATACACCGTTATGGTGTGGATGGCTCACATCAAGTTCTTCACCGCAACTCTTCTGTAGTAGCGGTTGGAGTTGACACGGAGACGACCCAGACCTTGGTCCAGACCTTCTGCAAATGGGTTTGCAACCAGGCCATAACGGGTCTTGAAGCCGATCTTTGGTTGGAAAGTATTTTCTCCAACTGCACGTACCATCTGGAGCGGTACGTATGGGCAATAGAACAGACCAGCGTCATAAGGTGAAGAACCCTTATAACCGACAACATAGTACTGGTTACCACCGTTAGTTGCAGCGTTAGCAGCTGACAGGTTAGCCGAATATGGGTCGATGTAGACGCGGAACTTACCGTTGATAGTACCAGCAAAGGTGTTGCCAGTGTCGTCAACGTTCAGGTTAGCGTTGAGTGCTGGGGTGTAGTCGAGGATACCAGCCATGGTCAGTGCGGAAGCAACGTCTGCGGAACACAGAACCATGTTGCCCTTGCCACGACGAGTTCTTTGAGCAATCGCGTTAGCGTCTCTCTCGATCTGGAACAGAAGACCCTTGAACTTCTCAACAGACCAACGACCGTTGGAGTCAACGTCGAGGTCAAATACACCAGCAGTTGCGGTGTTAGAAACTGCACCTTGCTCAGCAGTCTTGTAGATAGTTCTGATGACTTCACGGTTGATTTCAGCAAGAATCTCGGTTGAGAGAATGTTTGCCAACTCAGCCTCAGCATTCAGACCATGGATTGCCTTGAGGTCTTGTGCCAGTTCCAAGGAGTACTCAGCCTTGAGTGCTCTTGACTTAGCGGTTACAGTGACTTTCTCGATCGAGAATGCCATCTGGTTGAAGTGATCGCCAGTACCTGAACCCAGGTTCTCAGCGTCACCAGTTACCATACCCTGGCCTACGTTGTAGCCAGTAGAGGATGCAGTACCAACAGGGTTGAGTACTGAAGGGTTGGTACCAGACTGTGCGGTTGTACCCAGACCAGCATTGGCATCAGACATGCCTGCGGTGAGGTTGAAACCATCATCCTGACCAGAGAATGCGGTATCTACTTCGTTATAGAACGTCTCGTCGCCAGACTGGTTCTCGTAACGGGAACGCATTGCGAAGATCAGTCCAGTAGGACCGTTCATTGGCTGAACACCTGCCAGGTCATATGCGACCAGGTTAGGCATTGCACGTCTGATCAATGAGATCAGAACAGGGTCGAAACCAGCGGTAGGACCAGCGGCTGGAGAATCACCACCAAAACCACCTGATGCACCAGCTGCGTTTGCTGCGTTGGTTGGGGTTTCCATCAGGTTGATACCTGACTGGAATGCTTGCTCCTCGCGGAGGAATTTTTCTTGGTTTTCGAGCAGGACTGCGGTTACAGAACGACGATGAGCGTCTTTGATTGGATCAAGACCTTCATAGTCGAGAAGTGGGCTCCACTTTTCCTGCAGATGTTCGGATTGAAACATTTGCTTTTACCTAATAGTTGTTGTTTGAATGAATGTTAAATTCACTTTTTGAATGCACCCAGGCTTCTGAGATAAGCATCCATGGATGAACCATGTTGTACTGGTGTTGAATCAACACTCTCAGAAAGAGTTTCTGGTGCTTCAGACTTTGTAGCTGGAGTTCTGGAGAAGTATGACTCCTTCAGTACCTCAAGCTTTTCACGATATTCTTCTTCACTTTCAAACTCAACACTTTCAGCAAGTGAAGCGAGCTTCTCTTTCTGGGTCTCAGCAAGACCTTCAGAAACCATTGAAAGAACTACATCTGCAGTTGACTCGGCGAGTCTCTTATTCAGACCAATGTTCTTCTCAATCTGCTCGTTGAGTTTTGTCTCCATATCATCAAGTTTTTCTACCATGCTCTCAAGTACATCATATTTTTCTTCAGGGATAGTTACATAATGCTCTTCAAAAAGACCCTTCATGCCAGACAGGAAGGATTCAGTCATTTCGGTCTTGAGACCATGTTCGATAGCCAACTCATTCTCGGTCATCCACTCTTCGCAGACGTACTCAAGATATGCGTCAACTCTCTCGGTGAGCTCACCCTTAAGGGATTGTCTCTCCTCGTCCAGACGCTCAGCATACTGGACTTCCAGGGATTCCTGGATTTCTTTGATTTTTGAGGTTAATGCTGCTTCAAAGATGACACGTGCCTTTTCTTTGAATTCTTCGGAGAGCTCTTCACCACCGAGGAGTGCATTTACGTCCTCTTCGATGTCAACAGTCTCTTCGGTAACTTCTTCAGATTCGGATACAATCTCTTCCTCTTCAAGGACTTCCTCTTCGGTTTCGATCTCTTCCTTAGCCATTTTCTTCATTGGATCAGCAGCTTTTGCACCCTTATTAACTACATCCTTGACAGAAGCGATCTTAGGCTCTTTGAGCTTTGCAGAATCGTTATCTGGCTTGTAGTTCTCAGGGGTAGGACCACCGAGATCTTCGTAGGAAGTTGACAGGCCTTCGCCTGGGCTGGAAAGCTTAGGCATACCTTCAGCAGGTTTAGCGTTCGCGTTCACAGCAGTTTTAGATTGCTCCATTTCTTGTAAATCTCCACGAGACATTTGAAGTTACTCCGATTAACCTTTTTTAATCTATATTTATTTATAAATTGTATATTTCAATAACTTATCAAAGATTGTTCAAAAAGTTATTGAACAGATCAAGTTTCTTCTCATCAAGTTGACCTTGAGTTACAAGAGTGTTGATCTGTTTGTAGGTTTTCTTGGCAGCCTGTTCTCTGAGGATACCACCATCCCAAACCCACTCTTTTCCTTCCATAATACCTTCAACGAAAGCATCAGGTGCAGAAGGATCAGCAACGATATCAGCAGCAGTTGCTAACATGAAATCATCACCAACGATGTTTACACCTTCTCTGGTTTGTTTGAGTGACCCAATACCTCTACTAGAAACACCCAATTTAACTCCTTCTCCGATGAGTGACTTCGCAATGTTACCCATTGGAGTTGATAAGATTTTTGCCTTACCAATGAAGTTATTTCCGTCTTCTTTGAGAGAAACAATTTTGTGACTGACGCGATCAAGATTAACAGTCGGGCCGTCTGGGTGTCCGAGTTCTCCAAGAGCCCTCCCAGAATTAATATGGTTTTCTGTGTATCTTTGGACTTCCTTTCTCAGGCCTTCCATTTGATACATTCTGCCATTGCGATTACAGATGTTACCCTGAAGGAAGATACCCTCAATGTACATATGTTTCTTACCGCCTCTTTCTTCGACGATAAAATCAACTGACTCGATTTCTTCTCTGATTAGTTTCATTGTTCTCAGGATCTTTGTACTTGTTGGATAAAGGCCTTACCTGTTCCAGATTCTGTCTTGACTGCAACTTTGAAAGACTTTCTCAATGTTGCGTCAGGTGATGTGAATACATCTGTAACAGAACTAGAGTTATAGTTAACAGTAATTCTTGTGCTGAAATAACCACCAACACCAGAAGTATTGTTGACAGCGGTAACTTCTTGATGCTCAAAGTCAAAGTTAGACTGACCCGAGACTGTAAGTGTAACCATGTCACCTACATCAAATGGGCTTCCAGTTCCCTGTGGGAAATCAATAGTAGTTGTAGTACCAGTTGTGATACCTACAACTTTCTGTGCTGATACAGGACCAAGAGAAATTTCTGCAGTATCAAAAGAAGATACGTAGAAATGTTCATTGGTTGCGGTAGGGTTACCGCCATACGTCACATAAACACCAGCAGTTTCTGCCACAATCCTCAATGAATCACATTGCTGTTGTATTGCGCTGGATTGTGCAGAAGTAGTACTAGTGGATAATGTAGTATTGATCCCTACGGGTCTAGAAGCTGACATTATGTTTCAATAGTTCTATAATACTTATTTATTATTCTTCATCATCTTCATCATATGAAGCTTCGGTTTCGATATCTTCTTCTGCCTCAACTTCAGGGGCATCAAAGATAGATGCTGCTACGTTGGAACGGTTTGCTTCAATTTTTTCTGCACTTTTAGCAAAAAGAATATCCTTGATTTTATCACTAATCTGTGATGAAGACTCGTCGGGACTGACGAGCATATCCATAAGTTCGTCCATAAAAATAATGTATCTACAATTTGTATTTAGATTTCACCACCAGGAGGATTCTTGGTTGCACCAGGAGTTTCTGGATCTTTAGGTGAAGTTGGTGCCTGCATTGGGTCAGTTGGTGCATCACCTGCAGGAGGCATATCAGGAGCTGGCATACCTGTCATAGGATCTACCATTGCATTTGGATCAGGAATAACACCGTTCTCGATTTCACTTTCAATCAGTTCATCCTGTTCAATAATCTCTTCATCAGTCTGACGGAGAATATTTCTTCTTACATAATCTTGTGAGTAATACTTACCGACATAAGGTTCAGCAAGAGCAACAAGGTTCAATCTTTCTGTAGTAAGTTCTGCATTCTTGAGTTCTGCAAAATGATTGTCATACAGGAAGTCATACTGAATATGATCTGCCATATACTCCCAATCTTCTGGAGTCACAATATTCTTCAGAAGTAATTGTGTTCTCAACATGTCATTGAACATTGCTGAGAATCTTTTTCTCATTCTGCCAACAAACTTGGAGAACTTGATTTCATCTCTCAAGATTTCGGAAGAACGACCCAATGAGAAACCACCTTCACCTTCGATTCTAGTCTCAGGAACATTCAGTGATCTGTAGAGTTTTCTCTGGAAGTAATTAATATCAGTAATTTCACCAAGATTTTGACCACCAGGAAGTGTAGTAATTTCAGTACCACGACCACCCTCTCTTCTAGGAAGCCAGAAGTCTTCCATCATGGACATAAACTTCTTGTCATCACGCAACTCACCAGTGTTTGCGTCATAGACCATCTTGTTTCTATAACGCATCATGACATCACGAAGATATTGTTCCGCCTTGATCTTGGGAAGATTGCCAACGTCAATATAGAAAATTCTACGTTCTGGTGCTCTTGAAAGTCTGTAGATAACCAGTGAATCCTCAATCATCATTAACTGATTGAGTGGTTTGATTGCCTTATGCATCCAGGACAATGTAAGTCCTTTGTTTCTATCAACCAAACCAGAAGTACAATAAGTGACAGAATCACGGGTCATTTTGATACCCTTTTGTGGATTCCCACCATAACCAGTACGGTATGTTCCCATGTCTGGTGTATAAATGAAGAACTCCTCTACTTCTGGAAAGTTATATGCAAGATTATTTGATGCACTATAGTCATCTCTTGCCTGCTGAAGACTATCTTCACCTTTTTTCTTTAACTTACGGACATATTTAATTTTAGATGCGTCAATATATCTGAGTTCTTGAATACCTTCTTGAGGATTCTTTTGGTCGATGACCTTGTTATAGTAGAGTCTTCCGTCAATATACCAGTTACGGAAA